TCATAAGACACAGCGATAGTAATAAGTTTGTAAACATGTTTCTCCTAGATGTTTGATAAATTATAACCTGTTACCAAAAAAATGTCAACTAGTTTTTGTAAAGCCCATGGGAATTGTGGCCGCCCAGCATCCAATTGGAGTGCATAATATGAAATTTCTGATTATAGTGGGGCCAGCCTAGCGCGTGGCCAATTTCATGCTCCAGAACTCTGCTTTTCCTTGCGTTTTTTGGCATAATAAAAATTTTAGCTTTTATGATATTTTTGTTTTTAATGTGAGTATATAATCTTGTCGAAGCCATCTGGCCGCCCCCGAAGCCTGGCTCCGGGAGTGTTACTAATATTTCTCCGGGTCTGGAATTCATACACAAAGGTGATGCATCGGTGCTAATAGTTCCAAAATCATATCCCAAAATTTTCCAATACTGTAGGGCACGCTCCATGCGGAAGGCGGACACTTCTGTATCAACGCAAATCCGCACGCGGGGTGGTTCTGCCCAATCTGCACCTTTACGTGGCTTGCCCACCATAAATGTTTCTAAATTTTGATTTACATAATAATTCTCATAAGAAAAATTATGTTCTACTATACAGGATAGTAAAAAACAAAGTGCCCACTTCATGCACTAAATAGTTTATTCTTCTTCTTCTTTTAACTCTTCAAGCAAAGAAACTATATTTAGGCCAGCACAGTCAATTTTTGTTTTACTCACGTGATAGTGGCTGACGAATCCAGAAAACTTGCCATAAGGAACGTCCTGCACATATTTTGTAGATATCTTGCCAAACTGATTCTCTGGCGCCTCATAGGGGATCCCTGTAGCGCCGTGGACAGCCTCCCATAGAGCCTTCAGGGCTGCGATCTGTTTTGGATAAAATCCCATAAATGGCGCCAACTGGGTTCCGTGAACCCAAGCGTCATCAATTATTGGTCTTTGACCGTGGCCGGCTTTAGTATACCAATCTTGATATTTGGGATAATATGCGTTGGAAATTTCAACCCCAACAGAAGCCCTGTTGGTCCGGCCGGAGCCCGCATGCCAGGCTGCATGTTGCATGTCCATAGTCTGATAGATAGTACCGTCGTTGTCGATCAAGAAGTGGACCGATATCCCTCTTTTGTCTAAGACGCCCTGACAAGCTGTGGAGTTTAAACAGACATCCCAGTGATTTACAAAGTATCTGATGTTCCTTTTTGGTCTTGCAGAATAATCGTAGTAGTTGCCCCTCTTGGCCTGCAGCCCACCATCGGAAGACCACAGAACAAATTTATCCCATTTGATTGGATAGAGATCTCCATTGTAAACAAGATATTTAGAGGGGGAAGGGGGCTCATCGAAGCAAAAGTCTCCTACTGGTTCTTGTCTTTCTGTCCACAATCTTCGAAAAGTCATTGGACCGCAGAGACCATCAGCTTTTAGGTGGCGAATTCTTTGCCATTTTTTGATTGCCCTAACAAGCTTGTCATCAAAATATTTCTCTCCAAACCACGATGGCTCCCAACCTAATTTCTTGGCGGAAGCTTCATTATAGAAGTTTTTGTCCATTGATAGGCCCCTAGGGCAATATTACCCCCACAACATAATTTTCCAAAATTACATTATAAGTAGTGTTCTCTATCACTATTTCATCGATCATGGACGAATCAACTATGATTTTAGATCCCTGTTTTAGATCAAATTTTACATCATCTGACTTATTCAAAACAGAGACCACTGTGTGTTTTTGTTGCGCGGGCTTATAATCTTCCGGAAGAACTATTAAAGACTTTTGCTCTTCCGTTCTTTGGTCCATATTGACCAAAATATGCCTATTCACTGGTTTAAACATCTCTTATCTCCCTTAGTATAAGCTTTTGCTGTGTAAAATATTGTTCTTTAGTGAGAAACACATCCTCTCGGCCGCCACAATTTTTACAGGCCATGGTCATGTATACATTTTCGCCATGGGTAGAGCGGATATTCCCAACAGGAATGTAATAGCATGACTCGTTGTTTGCTTTGCATTTTCTTCTAGAGGCATGTTTCCCCAGCAGGTGATTGAAATTCATTTTTACTCCTATATCTCACATGTATCATTGGTACAAAATTTCGTTCCTACTCCGCCATGGTCATCTTCAAATTTGTCAACAGGTGTTATATCTTTAACCATACTTTGATATTCGTCTCTACTGATTGGTTCATAAGGAGCCTGTTCATAGCCGATCTCTTCGTATCTCAAGAAGGAAACTGCTTTGAGTCGTGTTTCGTATAATTCAAGCGCAGTTTTAATTTGTTCTGCCTCGTCTGGCTTAAAAGTGACTGTAATAGACACTGAGTTATCCGCCCAATAATGCTGATACTGGGCTGCAGTTTCAAGTTGTTCCCACATCGATGCATCCTTCTTTCCTTTTGAAAAATAGGGCTCATGTACAGGAAACTCGACACAAACAGTATTCGGAGAGTATTTGTCATCTTCTATATTATAACCCGCTTCGCCCAAAGCTTTAAGTAGTTTTGAAGCTTTGGAAAACCTGATACGTCTAATATAATACTCATCCTCTGGATAGTGTATCCCGGGAGTGGAACCATTCAGTAGTGATACTGTGCCAGATGGCTTGATGGACGTCATTCTAACAGATTTAGGAATGCAAAGCCAGTTTGAATATTCTTCGTCCAATATTTTAACGTGTTCATAGGATTTATCGCACCAATCGTACATCTTGCGGCGGCCATGTTTATTAAAGGCTTGAATAACACCAGATTGGGACAAACCAATTCTGCGATTTTTAAGCATCTTAGCGTTTGTTTCTGGCCAGTGCGTATTTGAAAGCGTAATTGTTTTTCCATAAAGATAGGCGATCTTCAAGGTTCGCAAATAATCTTCCAAATCGTCATGCTTTGCTGGATATGTCTCCACCAAACAACACAATTCTGCGTCTTCAAGCTGTTGCTCAACGCAGGGATTAAAGCCGGCCACATTGATGTCATCGAACCGTGGGCCGTCCTTAAAGCGGCCGCGGGTGCGTGCATTATCAAGCCAGATATATCCAGGTTCGCCATTCTTCTGGCTCTGTGCGGCATGCCATGTATAATCCATGCCCACTTTGGCGTTAAAGGAATTGTTAGATCCCCATCGGTGATGATAAAGCTTTTCCTGGTCATTCTTCATCTCAAGATATTTTGTGTCATCATAACGGCCCATGGCCAAGGCTGCAGAGCGCCGGACATTTCCCGCAACGACACAACGACCAATTAGGTTCTCTGTATCTACAATATCAACAGAGCTAATCGGCTCACCGATCTTTGACGAGTATAATTCTTTAAGACTCTTGTGAAGTTCCATGAGGGGGTCCGGCCCAGAAGATGTGCCACCAAAGCCCCTGATCTCGGCACCTAGCGGTCGGATCGATGAATAGTCAAATTTGGGGACTTTGGTACCGAAGAAGAAGCCGTCTAGGAGAGTATGAACTGAATCAACCCAGCCTTCGCGAGAGTCGTCAATGACCAATACATCATTAGTATATTGAGGTTCTTGGATATTTAAACTTTGGGCGCCTTCTGTGTCAAAACCCACGCCGATGCCAACCATGAGCGCATCCATCATCCAGGCAAATAAATAGCCACCCTTCGTAGGCAGATCACGTGTGGAGCGGAAGGCGCAATTGAATAAACCGGCAGCAGTACGTTCTTCCACAAACCTTGTACCCATCATCCACAGGCCGCGGCCAGGAGGGGTCCACTTTAAGTTGAACAGTCTATCATAAGCTTCTTTCGCTGTCTTCTGCGCCTTACCGTCATTCCACTCCAGCCCAAGCTGGAAGACATGCTGCTTCTGCATGTTAAACATGCCCTCTACTACACGGCGGCATGTTTGCCACCACTCTTCTGTGCCGGAGGCATCTGGATCGAATTCGTTCAATCGGCGGGAATATGTACGTTTAAAAGTTACATATCCCAGAGGCCCCCATGGAACCGTAGCCTCCCTATAGGGATCGACGAATGTGTCTGAAAGTCTAAATCTGCGTATGTTCTCAATTGTTCTCATCATTATCGTTTTCCTTTAAATTTTTGATATTTGTTTTGTAGTAGATTTCTCTGCATTGGGGCCGTCAAGACAACCGGGGCTGTGGCCGCTGAATTGCCACTACTTATATTCTTCGGCAAGACTTTAATATTTACATTTGATGTATCCATAAATACATCATAAATCATCCCGTCGGGACCGTTTCTATTTTTAGCTATAAAAACTTTTCCTGTATTATTTTGCTTGTCTTCAATTGTTCGCGATACTGAGAAGATAAAGTCTGCGACAAAGCATTTATTGAAGGCTTCGGAAATTTGTTCCATTGTGATCACTTCGGCATTGAGTCCGGAGCGATTAGTTTGGGATGCTGTCCAAATTGGGCATGCGTATTCAGTTGACAGTCCACGAAGCTCTTCGTAAATTGATTCAAGTTCGGTTCTCTTTTCTTTTCTAATCACAACAGGCTTCAATAAGTCAGCATAGTCAACGATAATTAGGCCGGGAATAATTCCTCTTTTGGCCAATCTATTAAGGTGGTTTTTGATGGTAGTGGTTGACGCTGATTTCGTAGGATACTCCTTAACAATAAGTTTACCATCGATATCCTTAATATTATCATAAATTTCTTGTTTAAACGAATTTAGTTCTGACAACGGGTATCCAGTAATACAACTGTCATACCTCTTCGCTATCACGGTATCCTGCAGTTCCAGGGTGTAATGGACGACTGTTTTGCCCTCTTTGATCGCCTCTGATCCGAGATGGACGAGAACCATCGACTTCCCGGCTCCCGTCGGGGCGATTACCACCCCCAACTCTGATTTACCAAGACCGCCGCCAACAATGGCATCAATATCTTTCCAGCCAGTTGTAACCGGATTTCTAAATTTGGGAACGTATCTTTCTTCAAAATCGGAAAGATATTCATAACCGAAGTCGGTCTCCGAGCCAAGTTTTAACGAATCGTTAATTATTTTTGAAATTTCATCAAATGAGCAGCTTTGTAACAAGTCAACAGATTTGAGCATTGCTCCTTTTAGATTTTGTTTTCTACAAAAATCAAGAGATTGTTCTTTAATGTATTCACCGTCGACCACCTCCGAATTGCAAATAACCTCAAAAAACTGGAGTATCTGCTGTCTTACAATTTCGTCCTCGGCCTCAAGCTCAGTGTCGAGGATCGTCTTAATTGTTTGAAACGAGGGGTGGGTCGAATATCTATTTCTGTAGTTTAGAATCTTTCTAACAAAGACCCTTAAGTATTCAATTTCCAAGAAAGAGATATCAAGAACTTCAAAAATTTGGTCTGCAAACGGTCGGTCGGTCAATATTAAATGAACGAGTCCATCCTGAAATGTTTTTCCAAACTTTGAAAAGCTTACTTTTTCGCCCAATTTATGCCTCTTTGTTAAATAAGCATAACACTTATTCTGTAAATGTCAAGTTGTTCTTGGGTTTGACGTCCCTCAAATTGCTAACAATCTGATTTTATTCTATTCAGTGTCGCTTTAAGATCTTCCCAACTTATTTCCCCAAAGCCATCTTCTATCATCAAGCCGAGTATATGTGTTTTATTAAATGTACATTCAAAGTTTTCAACAGAATTTTTAACGAAATTCTTGGATTGAATTGACATCAAAGGCGAATAAAGTTGCATCATCTTATAATTATGCTTAATAATCTCTTTACCCTCAACTATATTTATAAAAAATTTCAATTTTGTGGAAGCTTTTTCACAAAAGTCGACCACCTCATCAATGGTATAATCTTTTTCAGAAGCCAAGAAAGAAAGACGCTTCTTTACTGTTGGTAAACCCGCCCCCTTGATCCCCGGTAGATTGTCAGATGAATCGCCGGCAATGGCTCTCGCGAGGGCCATGTTTCTTGGGTGTACGCCGATTTCCTCTACGATCCTTTTCTTGTTCATAAGCTCGCCACTGGTGGGTCTATAAACAACGGTCTCCGCGTCACAAAGCTGTAAAAAATCTCTGTCGTTAGACGCAATGACCTTCTCCCAGCCATCATAATAACTCATCTGAGTAACATATGATATAACATCATCTGCTTCTATCTCGGGAATCATCGTTTGTATTATCGGCATTTCATTAAAATATTCAATAACACGAGCCTGCTGCCAGATTTTATTTCGTATTACCTCATCATCAGTTAGATTGTGTACTGCTCGATTTAGGCGCAGCGGCTTTCGGCCTTCTTTGTAACTTTTATCAATTGCCTTGCGCTTCATCGAACCGTTTGGCCCATCCCAGACAACAACAATCTGATTAGGGTTTGTTAGTCTTGTTAGTGTTTGCAAGATCTTAATGGTACCCTTGATACCTCCAATCGGCTGTCCGTTTGTGGATAACGAAGGATCAACAATATAGGCGCGAATAAACATATTCAACGCATCAACAATCAATACTCTTTTCTTCTCACTCATATTTTATACCTACCCATGGTTTTATTATAGTATGCCCTGACACTAAAGTCAAGTATTATTTAATCAGTTACTGGAACTGTGAGATCCTCTGGATCTTCATAAAAAGCGCTGGCATCGCCTTCGCGCTTATCAAACTTCTGAACGATCTCTTCATCCATAATTTGAATAATTCTATTTCTGAATTCCTCATCGCCCTTTACTGTGTCGGTCCATTTCGATGGTTGAAACTTTTTTGTGTAGCCGTCTGGAGTCGACAGCGTATACCATGCGCCGGCAGAGGAAAGATGTTCTGAGCTTTTAATGGCGTCAAACCAGCTTTCTTCGTCGCGAATTCCGACGTCAGCAGCACCCCACATAATGCGGAAGGCGCAAGACCGTCCTTGGGTTCCGAAACGAGATTTCTCAAGTTTTATTTTAACTTCAGAGCCGATCCGGAAACCTTTTTCATCTTCAATAAACGCAGACTTGGCTTTACGCCCTGTCAGCCAGATCCGGAGCGAGTATGCATAGTGCATCGCCTTTCCGCCCGGGGTCATATAGGGAGTGGTCATCGCAATGATACGAGCATTGGGGCCGCTTGGGATATTGGTCTTAAGTTGATTCAGTACCAAAAATGTAGCTTGTTTGTCTGCGATAGGAATGATTAGTTTAGACATTCCTTTGGCGAGAATACGAGCCTTTACTGCCATCGAAGACTGGGGGTTGAAATCCCCCTCCACGTCCGATACAGAGGGAGTCAGGGCTAGTGAATCCCAGATAAACAATAGCTGCTCATCGGTTGCTCCCAACAATTCTTCCACGGTTTCTAGCACAAACTCGACAGATGACGCCTGAACATACATTAGGCGCCCTAGGTCACATCCTGCTCGCTCCAAGAAGTCTGGGTCGATAGCTGACTCGGAATCGAAGTAAACGACCATCTTGCCCGTTTTCTGGGCGTTTGCGGCTACTTGTGCAGCCATATAGGACTTTCCTGTAGATTCTAGTCCAGCTAGTTCTGTGACCTTCCCGACTGGGATGCCAGCGACCTTTCCCTTACAAACAATGGAATCAAGCCATCGGGATCCTGTTGGAATCCATTCCTTTACCTCTGTTGGGTTTTCACCCGTTAAATCGTGAGCGACATTTCTGCCGGCTTTCTTATTTACTAATTTCATCAGATCTTGCATATTTACACGACCTGCTTTGGTTTCTTTGGCTTTCTTTGCCATATACTCTCCTGTATATTTATATTATAACAAGTTTCTTATCGGTTGTCAAGCTGACAACCATGCTTCGATACAGGCACTGGCCAATAGTTCGCGACGGTCGCAGTCTTCGTCATACAAGAAATAAGGCTCATCGGGATATAGACGGCCACTGTCAATGATATACTTGTCTTGTTTGTGAGCACATGTCCTGCAAACAAAATCATAATCATTCTTTTCCATGCGGATGTGTCTCTTAATTTCATCAATGTGATGTAACAACAGCTCATTATCTGTAAAATACCCCAATGCGTAATTTGATTTTGTCTTGGCGTACGCGTACTCATATACTTCTTTTTCCGTGTAGCGAGGGTTTTGTTTTTTTATATACCAAATCGTTTTTTTGTATTCTTTTAACGTAAAGGCTCCCTTCTCATTAGTCTGATGAACAATGTATTCCGGGATCATCGAGCAAAACTTATCATCATCCACAGCACGAGTTGCCAAGACTCTGTAGGGCGTGGGGTGCCAATCATGTTGCAGCACTGCTTTTGCATTTTCCTTCTCACAGCATGGGCACGTAAATGTTCCACCCTTTGTGATAGCCAGTAGCTCTGAATCTCTCATATCTTTACACCACTTGTAAACATATGGGGTCTTGAACTGTGGTTTAGAAAGCATCTTTAAAACATGCTTCTTGGTTCGATATGGATTTTTCAGATTCTTATTGTTTATCTTTCTAGTAGCTGTATCCAACTCACCTAAAAGCGACTGTTGGTTTATTACTTGTGTCATGTGCCCCTCCTTAAAGGCGGCAGACTTTTTACCGGTCTGCCAGCGGCTTGGTCTACTACTCGTTTGTAGTTGTGGTCGTGGTTGTGTCGGTGGTACCGCCATCGTCTGTAGTGGCCGAAACCTCGATTGTCTCATTAATAGTCGGGGTTGTTTCTGTTGTACCATTGTCAGATACAGTCACCGGATCGACAGAACAAGTTCCATACGCGGTTGCGATAATAAGAACACCTCCAGCGACACTAACTTGAACCTTCCAACGGCCCCATAGGGATTTTAACCATTCCATAACATTCTCCTTTTTGTTTATAGAAAATTGCGGCAGACTATTTATAGTACCGGTCTGCCAGCGGCATCAAACAAATCTGTTATTTACTTATTTGCCATAAGCTCATCGAATGCCTTGTCTACCGGATTTTTGGTATCAACATTATATTTTCCTGTCTCAGATGAACGCTCTTCAGCGCTGGCGTTACCTGAAAGCTGCTCGTCAAGAATCGCATCGATGTCTGTGGGTGACAGACGCTCAAAGAGACTATCAAAATCGGGCATACGATCAAGGAGGGCAGGGATAGCCTCTTTATCTTCCAACAGCGTAGACGTGCTACGACGCATTTTTAGATTTGTTTGTGGAAATGTCCCGGCGTGAGTCCGGGGGGTATATGTAAGGGAAATGTCTGTCCCCTCAAGGGCATCTGTGATGTCTCCGTATTCCGGATCCAAAATATAGCCCAGCAAAAGCTCGTATGCCTTCTTTCCGTATCCGTAGAACTTGATACCGCCGTCTTCTTGTCCGCGAACAAGAACGGGCGAAAAGTACCGTTGTCTTACGAATAAAGATTTAGCAAGCTTCTTGCTATCATCATCGTTCTTCGCAACTCCCTCTTTCCATAAGGAGGAAGCAAAATCGCAAATTCCGCAGCGTTCGCCGAAGTTTCGCTTCGGGCACATAAGCCCGCCTCTCCTGTCTCCAATATTATAGTGAAAGTGCATTTCCTTTAACGGATCTCCATCTCCGGTAGGCACTATTCTAATATCGGTGTCACCTTCAGGTGGTCGAAACCAAACTGAATCTTCCGTTTCGTCGCCCCTAAGTTGGGCGAGCTTCTTTCTCATTAGTTCCATATTAATTGACATGTTTTCTCCTTTTTATTAATGTCTAAAGTATACCAAGCGTTCCTTGATATCTAATATATTACTCTTGTCCTAGCTTGTCAAGAGTCTGTTGTTGTATTACGTTAGTATGGGCAACGCAAAACCCAAAGTCGTGTAGATGAGTTTCCCAAATACCATAAGAAATCTTTCTGAAAGCGTTCCTTGGTTTTTGTTTTAGCTTATCTACAATTTGTTTATGTAGTCCTATTTCTTGTTCTAATTTTTCATCATTTATACATATATAATAACATATCTCCCGCGGGGTGTCAAGCTCAAAAAGCCATTTTTCTTGAATTTTGTTGATATCCAGCACACCTATTGAGCGAATTCTGTTTATGGCCGCTGGGCGCGCCATCTGACCAATTTCAGGCTCTGTATGAGTAAAAAAGTTTAAGTAATGAACTGTAGAAAAGATAGTGGTATTAAGAGAATCATAGTAATTCTTGATCGAGATCTCCGACATGTTTTTTTCCATTTCAAGATTCGAAAACATAGTAATATTCTTAAAAAGACCTGAACGAGCATATTCCTGCAAAACGCCATATAAAACATTTTCCATTAGCTTGGGTACTCCCGTGAGCAATTCAGTATCAGGTTTAACATAAAATACTTCGATTGATTTATCTTTAATCTGCTCTAATATGCCCAGAGTATAATTTGAGCTATAGGAGGAGCCGACAACAAACACTTGTACGTTTTGAGTGATTCCCTTAAAGAAATTCTTCAATTTCGGTATATTGGCCTCATATTTTTCTGGTTCATCGTAGGTACGTAGTGGGTATGCGCGGGTCGCTTTCTCCAAGTCGCTACCAAGCTGGTACACTTTGTAATTCTTTTGAGACTTGAACCTCTCCACTATCGCCGATGCGGCGTTACCTATTCCGATAACCGAAATCATAAATTAAGCTCTCCGAGATTATAATAATCTTGGCCGGCCTGTAGATTGGTCCTAAACGTTGCTAATCTGTTTTGTGAAAACATCTCTTTTAATTCCGGGATCAGATATTTTTCATCGTTCGGCATGTCGATAACCAACTCATCGTGAATTATGTGCGATACAAACGATTTTTTATCTTCCAAGAAGCGGTCGATCGCAACTGCTCGCTCATTTACGATATCTGCGGTGGTGCTTTGGATAAGATAATTCAGGGCTTTCTCTTTGTTAACGGGCATTTTTCTTCCGAATATGGTTTTTACGAAATCGCCATCATAATTCTGTTCAAGTAATGATTCGCGATCATATATGGAATCTTTAATCTTATCTGAGTTTGGGTTGTATAGCCATGCGAAAAATGCTGTTTTGGCTTGATCGCGGTCGACAATACCTAAGCTTTTAAACATGTTGTCGACGTTCCATTCGTGAACATCATAAGAAGGCTGCTTTATCCCCAAAAGACCCAACACTGTGCGGGCTTCGGCGCCGTTATAATCCAAGGATATAAACCAATCATTAGTGGGCTTCACAAGCATTCTGAGTTCTTTCTTCATGGTCAGTACAGGAAAGGACCCTACATGAGTTGTTAGGCGGCCTGTTTTGGTTCCAAAGATATTGTAATCAACGAACTTTGAACCATTTAAGATTTTTTTAGCTGCGTGACGCGTTGCTGTGCTGATAAAAAGAGGTCGGCAGCCTTTATTGTTAATATTTAATCCCTGGTACCTGATTTTATATAGCAATTTTTCAACCTCCACTAAATGATTATATGTCGGAGGCTTTTCAAAATTTTCGAAAACATGCTGTGTTATTTTATTTTTCAAGTCCAGGAAAGACTCCAGAAAATCGTGTGGAACGATATCAAAGAAACAATGTTCCCTAAAATCGATCTTGGCAATTTCAAAAGCTTTTCTAAATGCTTTCATTTTCTGTTGCTTCTTAGAAAACTCTTCTGTTAAGTGATCGGGACACATTTCTTCTAGGTTTTTGCCGTTCGCAAAAAACCATCCATACTCTATAGTGTCGTCGACCACAGAGCCGGAATATTTCCATGTCCTAGCATCTTTAAAATCCGTGGGCATCCTATCATCATCAAAGATGAGACGGCCATCCGTATAAATGCCTATACAATCTCTTTTATCATCAAGCGCCTGAAAATACACTATTCCCTCAGTTTGTCTGCCTTCATTTTATTATAACTCAGGGAGCCATTGTAGTCAAACGTTTTATTGATAATAATTTCAAAAGAGTTTATTGCATTGCTTAAATTCTCGTTACTCATCTCGATTGTATCGTTTAACAATGAAAATATTTCTCCTTCTTGAAATTGAGACTCCTCTTCTGCAATCCTAATTTGACAATATAAATCTAAAAAATATGCATCATTGTATTCTTCTTTCAAATTTTCTAATGTGTATTTAATTGGGGTTTCGACGATATTTTTTACCCGGGCCGGAGAGATCTCAACACTTTTATGTATTCGTACTGGCTTAAATTGATTATACATCTTGAAAAGAATTACCCTGAACGTGTCCAGATACTTAAAGTGGGCTTTATTATAGGCCACATTTAAAACCTGATCCGTAGATAAAATACCATACTTTTCTGCATATTGCAACATGTCCCCAGAAGCAATGTCGGCCACTAAACGACTTGGGTTGTTCCTGTCTATCATAAACCCATAACTAGCGCAGGCATTTACATAGAATTCCCAGTTTTTACTTTCATAAAAGTGCTCAATTTTCTTTTCATCATTTTGAAACTCAATATCCGATATATCTATAACGAGCCCTGAGCACTCCATAGGGCAAAATTTGCTTTTGACAAAAGCCGGAAACGTGAATGGTTTTTTCTTTGCTGCCTGTAGGATATACGGCATAATTTTAATTACAAAATCGTTAAAGTTGACAAATTTTATCTTGTTCTCCTTTATCACTCTTTCAAATGCCCTGAAATACATTGCAATGTGTTTGTTGTATGCCGCCTTCGGTGGAATATAACCGCTGTGAGCCATAAAGTCTGATAAATATTTCTCGTTTCTCGATATCTCATTTACGAAAATCTTTTTTCGAAACTGAGTGGCTAAGTTCTCAAAGGCATCAACAACAAAGTTTAAAGCTTGGACTCGATTCTGACCTTTCGTTCTCACATCTTTTAGTGTGGCCCCCATGTTGTTTGGAACAATTGGCAAATAAAGTCTATCTACTCTACCGTATAATTGTTTTTCAGCAAAAGTGAAATTAACCAAATGTTTTTGACTTGTTGTCATTTTGGCTTTTAGATTATAAATCAACTTTTTTTCAAAAAGGTCCAATGTTGACTCAAAATTGGTTTTTCTATAGAATCTTGACATACTTAAATTTGCGCTTAATCGGGGGCGCTCGGTACTCCTATTGATGAAAATATTTTTGACATGGAGAGGCCTGCTTCTACCGCGGCGGACATGGAGATCGACTCAGTGTCAATCCCCAGAGCTGATGCAATATCTTGCATTAGGTTAGGTTGATCGAGTGCCATATTTCTTGCCGCATTGATATCTTCTGATTTAGAAGCGCCTGATTTTTTTGAGTCATCATAACCCTCTTG